AAAAAAAACATCTGTCTGCTTTTGTTCTGTGGTGAACGCTTTAGCGAACCCCATGCCCTTCCAAATTTCAAACGCATACTCGATGCTAGGGGTTATCTTTTGTTCAATAACCTTGCCATCTATTTTAGTTATTTTTATCCTTGCCATTTTGCACCCTTTTCTTTAGTTAGTTTTTACCAAGTTCCAGAAGTTGTTTGAACGATTGTGCTATTGCAGGTAAAGGACAGGCTAGAACTAGACATTTCACCAGCGGCACCAGCGATTGGTGTTAGGTTATTTATCAAGATTGAAACTGTATATAGCGGATTGGTTGCGCTAATAGTAGTTCCTGGCCCTGGCACAAGCTTTGCGGTTACTGTTGTATAAATTGCGCTTTGAAGTGTTGCGCATACGTTTGACGCGGCAAAGTCGTTTAGAAATTCCAAATCTAACGTGCCAGTTTGGAGCCCGGCTACATATTTTCTGGATGAGTCGCCAAGTGCAGTAATTTCCAATTCGTCTGCGGATTGGGTCAAAGTTGCGCTTGTAACGTGATCTGTAATATCTATTGCATTGATTTTAACGGATGCGGCGTTTAGGAATACGGCCATTTAGTTTTCCTCTACTTTCTGTGCTGGTTGGGATTTTTCGGTTTCTGGTAATTGGCCGATCTTCTTCAAGAAAGCCAAATTTTCTGCGGTTGTGTCTGACATTTTTAACTCCATTCGGTAACGATTGAAACGGATAACTCTGCGCTTAACATCTGGCCCTGCTCTAGTCCAAGCACCATAGGCGCTGACATATTGCTTACCCGATAGTTAAGATTTGAGTCTGCTAATTTATTTACTACTGCCACCATAAATTCTTCTATGTCTGCCAAGTTGCCCTGGTTATCAAACATCGGAACGACCATAACAATTTTAAAATTTGCAGTTGGCCCTACTGTGTCGTATTTATTATTCGAAAAAGTTAAATATTCGTCGTCGGGTTGAATATAAACACTGTTGGCAATAGGACTTGTCGGTGGAAATGAGAAAATTGACCAAACCGACGCGTTAGTTAAAGCGGCGGCCAAGGTGGCACGAAGGGCTGTAACGGCAACCATTTCTAACCAACCATTGACCGGGGCGATGTATAGGGCGCAATAAGGCCCCTGATTTTCGCCATTAAGGAATTCGACATGCGCCAAGGCGAAATACTGCCATCTAAGGCCATTCCGTTATTTTGGCTGGACTGTCTGGCTTGCCATATTTCAGACGCCAGAATCAGCGCGGCTTGGCGTATAGCACCAGTAGCGGCGTATCCAGTGCTTTTGGTGTCTACTCCCAAAGCTTTGCCATACGGAACTATTTGGTGGTAATTGTCGTTTGCATTTGTTTTTGCAAATTGAATGATTGAATAACCCAAAGGAAAAATGCCCTGGGTATAAGGAAAATTAAAAAGCGAAGGAAATGTAGTAGAACCATTTGTAAATGGCCAAGTAGATGTAATTACTTTAGATCCATTATAAATGGTGCCGCAGTTACTAATCGTAATTGTCTGACCAGTTACGAATGATAGGGGCGCCGCTATAACCAAAGTGGCTACGTTGTTTTGCAAGCCAGCGCCTACAACCGGATAAGAGTCAAACCAAAGAAATTCATTTAATAAATCTTCTGCGGTTTGGCAAACTGTTTCTACGGCATCGGTCGCGTCGTAAAGGGTGCCGATACCTAAGTTAGTTTTTAACTCTGCGGCAGTTACATAAGTGGCAGCCATGCGCGATTCCTTTCGTAGTTAGACCGATACTCCCCAAGGGCACTAGGGGAGTAACGGCATCTATTGGTTTGCCCTATTTATCAGGTTAGGTTGAAGGTTCTAATTCCGCGTGTCATTGTTACAAGTGGTGCCATGAAGCCGTAAATGGCTACCTGGACCTGCAAGTTAGAAACGACGTTAACGGACATGTAAGCAGTTGGGCTTTCAAAAATTGTTACTGCTTCTGGTGTAATAATAAAAGCAGAACCATCGATAGTTGTTGAAGGTAGATCAACATCAACCGAGAAGTTAAGTCCAAGCACGTTGCCCTTAATCCCGGTAGGCGATGCAACTCCGCCAGCGTTCATTGGATAGTTAGCATTAAAGATTGGTCGGCCAGTTGTATCGGTAGCGCCAAGAAGTGTTGACCAGTGTGAAATTCCGCCTACGTAGTTTTGCGCGAAGTAAGAAGTTCCGGCATAAGCCGCTACTGGTTCTGTGCTTGCGTAGGAAATCAAACCTGCCGCAGTAGCCGCAGTTGTAGCCGCGTTTGTTGAGTTAGCAGTTAGGTAAGTAATAGCCGCTTGGTTTGTTGCCTTCAAATATGCGCGTTGTAGTTGCAGTGTTAGTTGATCGTAAAACGCAGGGCCAGAACGCTCGATGAGTTCAATACTCATTGTGTTCATACCTGCATATTTAGCCACTGTTGCAGTCATGTATTCAGTAACCATGCCTGTATTTTGAACCGCACCTGCTTCTGCTTCTACTGTTACAACTGGTGCTACGCCGTTTCCGCCGCCGCCGCTTGTAACCAAAGTAGGAACTATCACGTTCATGCCTTCACGGGGCAGGGTTGCCTTAGTGCACGCATCAATTGTGCTACGGCCAAAGTTTGTATTAGAAACTACGTCGCGTAGATATTGATTAGGAGAAAACGCAGGGTTTGTTGTAAATGAATCATCTGCCGCAGATACCCATAGGCGCGACTCATCATTTCCAAGCGATGCTTTAATTTTGTGTTCTGTGTAACGGCCCATAGAAGTAATTCCATGGCGCACTGTTTGGGACATGTAAGGTGTAGATGCTTTGACTGTTGGGCGTGAAGCTTCAACCGCATCTGCGGCCGGTGCCTCGGGTGTTACGGCTTCGGGTGCAATAGTTTCTTCGCTCACGATGGCCTCGCTTTCATTTTCTGGTTGGGTTGGGTTTTCTTCGGTTTCGCTTTCGCTTGCCGCGACTTTAGTTACGACGGCATCTGCAAAAGCAGGTGATTCGACTAAAGAAACTTCTTTTAGTATTGCTTGTTGAACGTATAACGTGCCATCTTTACCTGGTTTCGATGCAATTACATCAACACCTACGCTTAAACCACCAATTAAATCTTCGCTAGCCATTATTAAATAATCAGTGCCCTTTTGCGATGCGGAAATTTTGAACTGTCCATAAATTGCATCGTCGGTAGTCTGGAAGGATTGAGCGCGGCCTATCGGATCATCTGGTCGATGTTGCGCTAGCAGTTTTATTTTCGTTCCATCATGAATCGCAATAGAACCGCGCTCAAATACAACGGGCCCTATTGAAGTATTACCAACTTTGCCAAACGGCACGACTACGCCAGAAATAATACGTCGGCCAGCATCGGCCGCTTCTATTGGACTGCTAAACGTCAGTTGCATTTTTCGACTCACTTCCTTCTGGTGTTAGATCTTCCATTTCCATCGCTTGTTCTACTGTGATTAAACCAAGTGTTAAAAGTTTTTCAATTACTGCCAAGCGAGCCGCTGGATCTGCACGCAAATAAGTTTCATCAACCATAAAGCGAACCTTTGTGCCTCGCGCGCATAAATCATCCATGCTTAGGCGATCTTCAATAGCGCAGATATAAGGCGCCAGTGTATAAACCATAAATTCTTTACGGCGTTCTAATACGTTTTGATAAGTCATGCTTTTTTGCATTTCTGCATCAACCATGTCAGCACTTACGTTACAAGCACGTGCCAGTTCCAAACTAAAATATTGTTTGGCTTCGTTGTAAAGCATTTCCTTTGGCGAAAATGAAACTGGGGTATAAGAAAGAGTAGAAGTTAAATAAGCAGTAGCGCGATTTTGTCGTGCCGTTTTCCAAGCTGCTAAAATTCCCTGCACTTGTGCATCTGGAAGGTCAGCCCCGGAATTGCTAATATAGCCAGTAGCCATCGGTGTCTGCGCCGCTACCGCCGCGGCCTTCTCAACATCTAGCGCAGATTTAATTGTGTTAGCAGATTTAATTAATAAGCCTTGATCTAATGACTGGAATGTAACCAAAGAACCTTGGCCCGACATAGGCAAACGATTACCGCCATCTATTGTGTAATAATCGACTTCGGTATTTAAACTATTATATTTAACTGTTACGCGATCGTTTTGTATCCACTCAAACCGCGCTGGCCGATTATCATCTTGGTAGACTTCCGTTACACGAAGATAAGCGACGCCATACATCATAAGGCTATCAACCAACCAGGCAATTGTAACGCTTCGTGGTTGACGTATATCAGGTTGATCTACCCAAACTAAGTTGGGTAATTCTTCGCCAGTTTTGGCCGAATACATTTGCATAGGAATTCCGGCAATAGTGTTGCAAATTAAAGAACGACATCTTGCAATTGTTGGAACTGCCATAGCATCTTGGCGAACTAACGCATTTGCGTAATTGTTATAACCGCCATAATTATTTGCGCCGAAAAATGTAGAAAATGGTGAATCCATTACGGCTGGCGCGTATTGCGCTTTTACTTCGGCTTTACGGGTTGGCGAAGCTTTGGAACGCACGCCAAAGAAGTCCAGAATCGCCATGCACGAATTTTTTCAACCTGTCAAGCATATTTGTCAAAAAGCCGTGGTATTACGCGCTTAGCGTGTCGGTTTAGATGCTTATGATACTTGGCCGACTTTGTGGCTTTATAAGTTGGTGAACAACCATAGCCGTTCCAATTGCGGCATCAATAGGCCCCGAAGATTTTCTTTTGATTAAACGCCAGGCAGAATCGTTAGTTTTGGCGGCGCAGTTATTCATGTGGCTAACCCATAATTCTTGGTTTGCATGGACTACGCGATTATTTACAAGGCCATCTAGTAGATCACCGCAAGCCGTGTAGAAAGCCGCCCCGGAAATGTCATTGCAAACGACGCCAGCGTTACTAAGGCGCTCGGCTATTGAAGCCGTGGCGTATTTGTCAAAGCAAACCATCTGTGGCCGATAGGCATCGCATTTTTCTTTTATGTCGGCGGCTATCCTCAAGTTATCCACATCGTTGCCCTGGCTTTCCCAAGTTTTGAGAATTCCAACTGCAACGCGGCCATCGTCTAGTAATTGGCCGACTACAAGGCTGGCACTGCGCCGAGATAACCCAACGTCAAAGGCGAAAATGGTTAAACGCCCATCTGCGGCAAACTTAAGAGAAGAATCGCCAGTGGCTTCTAAAATGCCGTGTGGCCAAGGACTTAAAAGGCTATCTATCCACAAGCAAAGCATTTCAGTTTTTGTAGTTTCCACTGTCGAAGTCGCTACGGCTTCTTCTAGGGTTTCCTCGGTAATTGTGTAGCCCAGTGCCGGGTTTGCCTTAGCCCATTCTCGGCGGTCGTCTATCTTGCAAAAAGGATTAGCCGAATATTCGTAGTAACCAAAGGTTTCCGGCGGATAAGTCTTTGCCCGTTCGACTAGGCCGTTTAAAACTGTGGAAAACCCATCGCCAGCATTTGATACATAAAGCGACATGGCATTTGCCTTAGATCGTGTAAGGGGAGTGGCCGCTTTAAACGCTTCTTCGCTGACTTCGCGTAATTCGTCAATAAATAGGAAATCTGCATTTCGACCACGGGCGCCATCTCTAGTAGCCGCAACTATTTCGTAGCGACCACCATTTTTAAAACTTACATGCTCTTGGCCATTAGCCATTCTGGCTTTGCCGTTTAATTGTTTTCTAAGGAAATCGTTACTTTCAATAATGTGGACTACGTTGCGGTAAGTATCCAGGGCCATAAGCCGAGAAGAAGAAAGCGCGACTACACGTTTGCCATTTACAAGGTTCCACAAGATAAGCATCGTCGCCAGGTGCGTTTTGCCGTTCTGTCTAGCGATCAGAAGTAAATTAGTTTTGCGGCGAAAGTTGCCGTCGCTATTTACTTTCATCATGTCAGCCAGAATGAATTTTTGCCAGGGCATTAACGGCATGCCTATCTGCTCGGCTAACTTCTCAACTTCCCGGCTAATTGTTTTGCCTTCTAGGTAAGGCGTGTGCACCCTGGGTTCTAAACTCCCCATCAGTTTTGGCTTAGGCGCGGCCGGAACGCTTTCCAATATAGTTGTCATTTTTCGCCTTTATCATCAAAAAGTTCAAAATCCACGCTTGTTTGGGTCAATATAGGCAGG